ATGTGTCAGAAGGTGCTACAAATCTCTACTACACAGATGCTAGAGCAGATGCAAGAGTTAATTTACAAACAGGTGCTAATTTAGATTTATCTAGTAAATCAACATCGGATTTATCAGAAGGAACTAATCTTTATTATACCGATGCTAGATTTGATACCAGACTAGCAACCAAAACAACCGATAACCTTACAGAAGGCAGCAATCTTTATTACACCAATGAAAAAGTAGATGACAGAGTATCTAATCTTTTACAAGATGGCACAGGTATCAGCTTCACTTATGACGATTCTAATAATGTCTTAACACCGACAGTTACATTATCACCATTCAGCACAACCAATCTTTCTGAGGGTACAAACTTATATTTCACCAATGAAAGAGTAGACGATAGAGTTGCTAACTTATTAACAGCAGGTAGCAATATCACCCTAACTTATGATGATACAGCAGGGACATTAACCATTGCAGGTGTTGAAGATGATTTATCCAATAACGATACCGATGATTTAAGTGAAGGTGCAACCAATCTATATTTCACCAATGAAAGAGTAGACGACAGAGTTTCTGCATTAGTGCAGAATGGCACAGGTATATCTTGGTCATACAATGATGTCTCAGGCACACTAACACCAACAGTATCTTTATCTGCATTTAGTACATCGGATTTATCAGAAGGTACAAATTTATATTACACAACAGCTAGATTTGATTCTGCTTTTAGTGGTAAAAGCACATCAGATTTAAGTGAAGGCACTAACCTTTATTACACCACTGCAAGATTTGATACTGCATTTAGTGGCAAAGATACTGATGATTTATCAGAAGGTGCAAGTAATCTTTACTATACCGATACAAGGGCTAATGCAGCCATAGATGCCAGGGTTACACAATCCTTTGTTAATGCTCTAAATGTTGAAGCAGCAAGTGTACAAGCCAATTCTGTAGCTCTAGGCACAGATACAACAGGAAACTACATAGCAACCATAGCTGGTACAGCCAATAAAATCACAGTTACAGGTTCAGGTTCAGAATCAGCAGCAGTGACATTAACACTGCCAGATGATGTTCAGATAGCCAATGATTTAACAGTAGCAGGAGATTTAACAGTCAATGGAGCAACCACAACACTAGGCACAACCAATCTTGAAGTATCAGATAATTTGTTTGAGCTTAATGCAGGTTTAACTACAGCACCAGTCAATGATTCTGGTATGTTAATTCAAAGAGGTACTTCAGATAATGCCATCTTTATGTGGGATGAATCTGCCGATAAATTCACATTAGGTACAACCACATCAGATGCGACAGTTACAGGCAACATAGTCATCACTACTGGCTCATTGGTAGCTAATTTAGAAGGTAATGTTACAGGTAATGTGACTGGTACAGTCTCATCATTAAGCAACCACGATACAGGCGATTTAGCAGAAGGTAGCAACTTATATTACACAGATGCAAGAAGTAGAGCAGCTATCTCTGCATCAGGTGACATATCTTATGATTCTTCTACAGGCGTTATCAGCTTCACTCAAGCCACAGCACCAGTTACCAGTGTTAATACACAAACAGGAGCAGTTGTCTTAGATACAGACGACATATCAGAAGGTGCAAGTAATCTTTATTACACAGCAGCAAGATTCAATTCAGCTTTTGCAGCTAAATCAACTTCAGACCTATCGGAAGGCACAAATTTATATCTAACCCAAGAAAGGGTTGAAGATTATGTTGGTGGCATGGTTTCTGGCAACACAGAAACAGGTATAGCAGTCACTTACGATGACACACTGGGCAAACTTAATTTTGTTATAGATACCCTTAACCAAGACACAACAGGTAATGCAGCGACAGCCACAGCATTAGAAACAGCTAGAAACTTTAGTCTCACAGGTGATGTTACTGCTTCTGCTGTCTCTTTTGATGGCACAGGCAATGTTGCTCTATCCACATCAATAGCAGCCAATACAGTAGGTATTACAGAGCTTAATGTTACCGATGGAACAAATGGTCAAGTTTTAACAACCGATGGTGCAGGGAATCTATCCTTTAGCTCTGCTGCCAGTGCTTATGGTGATTCAGATGTTGAAAGCTACCTAGATGGTGGCACATCTACCCCAACCTTTGCATCAGCTACAGTTTCAGGTGATTTAACAGTAGATACCTCAACTCTTAAAGTTGATTCAACCAATAATAGAGTTGGTATTGGTACAACAAGTCCAGATAGAGCACTTAAAATTCATCAAGATAATGCTTACGTTTGGATTGCTGATGCTGCTGGGGGAAATGTTGGATTTATAGGTGGAAGTGGTGCAAACGATGGCTTAATGCGTTTATATGAGGGCACAGGTCATACAGCTAAAGTAGAAATACACAGCAACTCTGACAGTTATTTTAATGGTGGCAACGTAGGTATCGGTACAGATAGTCCTAATGAAATTTTAGAATTATCTCAAAATCAAAACCCACATATTAGATTTAATAATGAAGATTTCAGTGTTTTAGCAAATGATATTTTTGGAACATTAGAATGGTACACAAATGATGGAAGTTCCTCTGCAACAGGTATAGCTGCTGAAATAAGAGCTTATGCTGATGTAGATTTTACAGGAAGCACAAGAAGTACAAATATAGATTTCTTAACTGCATCAGGAACTACTGCTCCAACTACTAGGATGACCATACACCACGATGGCAACGTAGGTATTGGTACAAGTAGTCCAGCTGACAAACTAGACATAGTAGGAACAGGTGCAGAAACAGGCTTAAGTATCGCTTCTGGTGGTAATGGTGGTGTCAATTTATTTGAGGTTACATATTCTGGTGGCACAAGAGGTTCAGCTTTTACTATTGATGATAATGAAAACGTAGGGATTGGAGAAACTGTTCCTTCAAATTATGGAAAATTTGTTGTCGCTGCTGCAGGAATTGGTAATCACATTAATTCAACTTCTGGTGCTGGTGGTATTAATTTTTATGAAGGTGGTTCTGGTAGATTTAGTCTAAGAACCCTTAATGGTTCTGCTGGTTTAGCATTTTATGACACCTTTAATACAGCAGAACGCATGAGGATTGATAATAGTGGGGACGTTATGATAAACAACGATGCTGCTGCAAGTGTCGGAGCAAGATTAACAATAGTTGATGATGCTGGTGGTCTTAATAATTCAATTATGAATACAGGCTACACAGGTACAGGTATGCTAAGCACTTGTGAAAGGACAGCATCTTCAGCATATTTCTTTTTTGCTGCTGTTTCTGGTAGAAGGGTAGACAATGCTTCTGGTGATACTGAATTTAGTGTCAGAGGTGATGGTGAAGTTTTTGCTGATGGTGGTGCTATCAATACAGGTGCTGACTATGCTGAATATTTTGAGTGGCAAGATGGCAACCCAGACAATGAAGATAGAGTTGGTTATCCTGTATCTTTGGTCGGTAATAAAATAAAAATTGCTGAAGCAGGTGAAGAAGTTATTGGTGTTATATCTGGCAATCCATCGGTTGTTGGTGATGCTGCTTGGAACAAATGGCAACACAAATACCTTAAAGACGATTTTGGTAGATATTCTTTAGACAGCAATGGACACCGACAATTAAACCCAGCCTACGATGACAGCCTTGAATATCAACCAAGAGAAGATAGACAAGAATGGGATATTGTAGGTCTTATGGGTAAACTAAGAGTAAGAATAGGACAACAAACAAACAGTAATTGGATAAAATTAAGAGACATATCCGACACTGTTGAAGAATGGTTGGTAAAATAAACTATGCAATTTGGACTAGCTGCCTTTGCTGAACTACCCTTTGCATCGGAAGATGGTACAGCAAAATCAATAGAAGAGTTAATTAGAGAAGCAGCCACCAATACACTGACTGGCTTAACCACTACAGGTTCTAATATCTTTGCATCTAGGGTACACAACTTAGAACAAATCAAGCTACCAGCTTTATTGCTTTACACTAAAGATTTGGAATCAGAACCTATCGTTATGAATCCAGCTAGAACAGTTGAGAAGAATATTACCCTTCATGTCGAAGGTTATGTCAAACAAAATACCAACTACGATGATAAAATTGATGACATCTGCCAAGAGGTTGAAGAAGCCCTATATGGCAATAGATTGTTAAATAATCTAGCAAAAGATACATTTCTGAATGAAACTCTTGTAGAATATGAAAGTGAAGGTGATAACCCACTTGCAAGAGTTGTAATGGACTTTCAAGTTGTTTATCATCATAACGAAGGAAGTTTATAATTATGGCAACATTTAAAGGTTCAGATGGTGTAGTAAAAGCAGGAGCTTCAGGCTCTGAAAATGCCATCGGTGAAATTAGAAGTTTCTCAGTCGAGCAAACAGCAGATACTATTGAAGATACTTCAATGGGTGATTCTGCTAGAACTTATAAGGATAGCTTAACTTCATTTACAGCATCTATTGATGCTTTATTTGATGATACCGATACAGCCCAAACAGCTATGACTATTGGTAGTTCTCTATCTTTCCTATTCCAGCCAGAAGGCGACACAACTGGTGATTATCAATTATCAGGTTCAGGTATCATTACAGGGATATCTAGAAGTCAGTCTTACGATGGTTTAGTTGAAGTAAGTTTCTCAGTACAAGGTACTGGTGCATTGACTATAGGCACAGCTTCTTAATAGATGAAAGCAATAGAGAGAGCTAAAGCTCATTTCGACAGTCTTGATATCAAGAAAATCAGTGTACCTGAGTGGGGTGATGATGATGGTAATCCTTTAGAAATCTATGCCAAGCCACTGACACTACAAGAAACATCTAAGCTATATCGTATGGCTAAAGAAGATGATATGGCTATGTTGGCTTATGTCTTAATCTACAAAGCCTTAGATGCCAATGGCGACAAGATATTCAACTTAGAAGATAAGAACACATTACTTAATAAAGTAGATCGCAATGTGCTCATTAGAGTGTCTAATGAAATCATGGCTGAAGAGCCAGAAGAAGTCGTAAAAAAAAATTAGAAGATAATCATCTTCTATTCAATCAATTCCAATTAGCTGAACTTTTGGGTAAAACCCTAGATGAGATTCAGCAAATGACAACAGAAGAATACCAATTATGGACAGCTTACTTTAAAATAAAACAAGAACGAACTAAGAATGGCTAACCAGAAGTACAAATTTGAACTAACTGCTATAGATAAAACTAAGGCAGCTTTCAATCGTGTTAAGTCAGGATTAGGTAAAATAAAAAATACAGCAGCAGCAACAACTAAAATTCTTGGTGGTGCAACATTAGCTTTCGGTGCTGTTGCTACAGCAACTACACTAGCAGCTAAATCATCCTTCGACTATATAGATGCAATAGGTAAAGTATCTTTAAGAACAGGATTGGCTGTTGAAACAATACAAGCATTAGAACAAGCAGCGATAGAATCTGGTGCAAGCATTGAAGAAACAAGAAAAGGTTTTGAGAAATTTGCTAGAAGTGTTGGTGATGCATCAAGAGGTTTAAAAACACAAGCAGACATTTTTAGAGATTTAGGTGTAAATATTCGTGACAATCAAGGTAATGTAAAAGACCTAGATACCATACTTAGAGATACAGCAGAGGGTATTTCACAATTAGGTTCTGAATCTGAAAAAGCAACTGCACTAGCTAATTTATTTGGTAGAGCAGGCATAAAATTATCAGAAGTTTTTAGAGGTGGTGCTGAAGGCATAGATGAATTTGTTGAAAAAGCACAAAAGTTGGGTATCACTTTAGACCAACAAGCAATAGATAATGTACAAGCATTTAATGATTCTTTTTCTATATTGTCAGCACAAGTAAGAACTGTCAAAGATAAAGTCTTTGCCGAGTTCACACCAGTATTAAATCAAGTTGTAACTGGATTCTCTAACATGATGACTGCAACAGACGATGCAGAAAGTGGTGTTGATATATTGGCACAAAGAATCTCAAAAGATTTGCTTAATGCTTTTGCAGATTTCGTCGAAGGTATAGGGCATATCGAAAATGCTCTTGCTGGTGCAAAAAATTTCTTTGACTTTCTTTATACAGCACCTTTAATCTTTGGTACTTCTGCTGAAGCATTGGTCAATGGTGTAACTGCTATCAAAGAAAGTTTTTCTGGGATGGGAGAAGAAACACAGCAAACTACATCTTACTTTACTGAATTAGCTGCCAAAATTAGAAACACAGCAGATTTATTAGGTGAAGATATAGTGCCTACCATTACTTTAACAGGTGGTGCTATGAAAAAAGCAGGTGAACTTACAAGCACATTGACAGACCAGCTTGACCCACTAGCTAGATTTGGACAAGAGTTTAAAGATGTTAATAAGCTTATAAGTCAAGGAACAGTAGATGCTATAAAAGGCATGGAAGATGCCTTAGTGAATTTTGTGACGACAGGCAAAATGAGCTTCAAAGATTTAGTAGATTCAATAATTGCAGACTTAGTTAGAATACAAATAAGAAAAGCCCTCGTTGGTTCTTTCGATTTCTTATCAACAGGCTTAAGCAGCTTATTTGGTAAAAGAGCATTGGGTGGTCATGTTACAGCAGGGAAGCCATATATAGTAGGTGAGAAAGGTGCAGAAATGTTTGTGCCTAATTCTTCTGGTACTATTGTGCCTAACAATCAAATGGGAATGTCAGCACCTTCAGTAAATTTCACAATACAAGCCACCGATGCTAGTGGTTTTGATGAACTATTGGTATCAAGGAAAAATCAGATCGTGGCTATGATTTCACAAGCCATGAATCAAAAAGGTAAGGTAGGTTTAATCTAATGGCAGGTGCATTTCCAGCAACCAAGAAACCTAGAGTGTTTAATTTCACTTCTAACAGACCAAATAACACAGCCTATACTTTGAGTGGCAAAAGATCAATTAAACAGTTTGCAGCCCAATACTTCAGCTTCAGTGTACAAATGCCACCAATGAAGCAGTCAGACTTTCAACAATACTATGCTTTTCTAGTTAAACAGAAAGGTAGCTTTGAAGATTTCACTTTTGAATATCCACTAGACAATTTAGGTGCTGATAAAAATGAAACAGACATACTAGCTAATGGTGTCCAAGCGATAGGCGATTCAACAATCGCTATGGATGGCTTTAGTATTTCTACCGATGATGTTTTAAAAGGTGGTGACTTAATTAAGTTTAGTGGTCACGACAAAGTTTACATGGTCACAGGCGATGTCAATTCCAATGCCAGTGGTCAGGCCACTGTATCTATTGAACCACCCTTACAAGCAGCATTAGCAGACAATGAAGCAGTCACAGTTAATAAACCATCATTCACTGTTGCTTTAGTGCAAGACGATGTTTTATACAGCACTGATGCAGCAGGTTTCTTCACATTAAGTTTTGATGTTCGTGAGGTGTTGTAATGGCAAGAACATTAAGTTCTAACATACAAACACAAATACAGTCTGAAGGCATCAGAATAGCCCACTTACTTAAATTAGAAGATTTGGGTGCAAGTAATACCGATTTAGTAGTTACCAACCATGTCAAAGATTTAACATACAATTCTACAACCTATCAAGCTGGTGGTAATTTTTTAGATATTGCAGCAGTTGAAGAAACAGGAGAACTTTCATACCAATCTATAAACATTTCTTTGGCTAATGTCACTACAACTGTTAGAGATTTATTTAAAGAAGAAGATTACATTAACAATGCAGCAACAATATATTTGGTTTTTTTAGATACCGATGAAACCATAATAGATGCTTATGAATATTTTAGTGGCACTATCACTGGTGCGAATATTATAGAAAGTAAAGGTGCTTTTAAGGTAAATGTTGAATTGGCTTCGCAATGGAAGAATTGGGAAATAAAGAAAGGCAGAAAGTTTACCCAAGCATCGCAACAAGAATATATAGACAGAAATTCTTACAGTACAGACTTAGGTTTAGAGTTTGCTCACGAAACCAACAAAGATGTGAGGTGGAATAGATAATGGGTAGTTTTTTTGCAGCAGTAGGTTCGAGAATATTGCAATACGCAGCTTATGCCATTGATTTAGCTAGGGGCATGAGTATTGCTACTGGTTTAACCATCGCACAGGGTGTGTATGCCCATAAAACTGCAATGAAAGCCAAAAGAAAAGGGGCTGATATCTTGTTGCAGAAATATGGCACAGGTCAGGGTATGCCAATCATCTATGGTAGTAGAAGGGTTGGCTCAACTGTCGTTTATATGGAGACCAAGAACAATAAAGAATTGTTTGTGGTTTATGCTTTAGCAGGACACGAACTAGATAGCTTTGACCTTAATTCAATACAGTTAGATGGTAGAACCATTAATGATGATGAAATCTATCGTCAAGGTTATGACTTATCCGATGGTACAACAAGAATTAGATATAGGAATGATTCAGCCACTATAACAAGTGGCACATATTGGGGTAATACTTCTGCTGAAAGAAGTGCAATTTTGGCTGGTGCTAACGATGGCTCTAATGCCAGAATGACTTTTAATTTACATCATGGTACAACCTCACAAGCTGCTGACCCTATGCTGTCAGGCATATTAGACAACTGGACATCCAATCATAAACTTACAGGCATAGCTTATATCGCAGCTAACTATGAATACGACACCAAAGGTATGTTTAGTGGCATACCTAATTTATCTATAGTGGTCAAGGGTAAAAAAGTTTATGACCCAAGAAAAGACACAGCACATGGTGGTACAGGTTCGCATGATTTTGACAACATAACTACTTATGAATGGTCAGACAATGCAGCACTATGTCTATTAGATTACATAACCAATGATGAATATGGTAAAGGTCTTGGCGAAGCTGATATTGATATGTCATCTTTTCAAACTGCTGCTACCGATTCAGAAGCCACAGTTGATACCATATCGCATACTTTAACAGTTAATTCAGCATCCATAGATTCGGATGTGCTTGTGATTGCTTCTACCAGTGAGACTGCATTTAAAAAACTTAAGATAGGCAATCTTTATACTGTAACTGCTGGTGCAACTACACACATAAATAATAAAAAATTACTTAGCAAAGATTATGGCGAAACAGGTTTAGTGGGTGGCAATAGACGACCTGTTTATAGGCTGAGTTTTGAGAAGGGTGCTGTCGATACTGCTATAACCACAGCTACAAGCTGTACATTCTCAGAAACAGAAAGAAGGTTTCATTGTAATGGTGTTATTGATACCGATGAATCTGTTATCGACAATACCAAGCTCCTAATTTCCAATATGAGAGGAATATTTACCTATACTAATGGTAAATACTCAATAGATGTAGAAGGCACTGAAACACCAGTACAGACCCTTACAGAAGATCATATATTGGATGCTGGTATTCAGCTTAATTTAGAGAGCAAAGAACAGAAATACAACAAAGTTGAAATTGAGTTCTTTAATTCACAAAAGAAATACGAAACCGACACAGCTTACTATACTGGTGAATCCAGTGATACTTTTTTAGCAGACGATGGCAATGAGATATTGGAAACAAGGGTACAGTTTCCATTCGTTACTAATCAGCGTATAGCCTACAACCACGCTGTATTAATTTTAAAAAGATCAAGAAGCCAAAGAACCATATCTTTCTTATGCTCACCTAGAGTATTGAAATCAAGAGTAGGTGAAGTTATAGCTATTACCAATAGCAACTTAGATTTATCGGCTGAACAATATCGGATTACCAATATGACGATACAACCAGACCTTAATATAGAAGTAACAGCGATAGAGTATCAAGGTGGTATCTATGGTTACAATGACCCACCAGATGAGGATTTAGGCATCATTAAAGACCCTGTAGAATCCAATAGAGTAGAAGCACCTAGCAACTTTAATTTTAATCAGAAGAGTGGCTCAACACCTGCTTATTTGTCATGGGATGATGGCAATACTTATCCTTCTTATGAATTTGCAGTAAAGGTTTACGATTCAACCAATCAATCTGGTACTGTGATTAGAGATGGTAGGGTTAAAGAAACTAGATTTTATTTACCACAACTACCAAAAGCCAATGGTTATTCTGCATTGGTTGTGGCGATTAATTCACTAGGCATAGAATCAGAAGATACTTTGTTGAATTCTTTCAATGTCACAGTAGACCCAGTTGTTAATGTAGACATAGCTGATAATGCAGTTGATACAGAGGAAATTAATCAGGGTGCTATAGGTGGTATGCAGTTCACAGAAACCAAAGCCTATTATGGCACTGGTACATTTAATAACAGCAATACACCTTTCTATGTCGATACTAGTTCCAATTTCTCATTGGGTAGTGCTTTATCATTCAATGGCACAACCTTAACCATAGGTGGCTATGCTACAGATACTGATATTGCTGATTTTATTACTGGTGCAGAAGTCAATGCCAATGTCACATCCATTAGTGGTAGTGTTATACAAACAGGCACAATATTGGCTGATAGGATGAATGTATCTACAATTTCATCCATTGCAGCAGACTTGGGTTCAATTACAGCAGGTTCTATAAATATAGGCTCTGGTGCATTTACAGTATCTAGTTTAGGTGTTATGACAGCGACAGGGGCAACTGTATCTGGCAACATCACAGCAACCACATTAAATGTTAGTGGTGCAACTGTTACAGGTACACTTGATGCAGAAGTCATAACCTTGAATGGCACACCATTAGATGACATCTTTGCTTACAACAGTGGTACTGGAGAAACAACTATTAGTGGTAGTGAGAGTTTGACTGGTAATTTAAGTGTGGGTGGCAACTTAACTGTTACAGGTGATGTTGAAACCACAGGGCATCACAACAAGCTAGTATTTTCTACAGATGGTAAAGGTCTTAAATTTGGTGATTCATCAATCCTATATGAATGGACAGCCACCTCAACAGGTACAGAAGATTGTTGGTTTGGTCATGCCAATGCATCGGCTTTAATTGGTTTGAATGGCAGTAAACCAGCTTTCTATGATGGCTCTAACTTTAATGGCATCGCCTATAAAAATGCTACAAGTGGTTATGTTGTCGTTGGTACTGATGTTGACTTGAAATTTGATTCTATCGGTGTCGGTACTGCTGCTAGTGGCACAACTGGTGAAATAAGGGCAACCAACAATATTACTGCTTATTATTCAGATGCTAGATTAAAAGACTTTGAAGGTGTCATACCAAATGCCCTTGATAAATTATCAGCTATCAATGGTTACTACTTCAAAGAGAACGATAAAGCCAAAGAATTAGGTTATAACAATCCAAATAGACAGGTAGGGGTATCGGCTCAAGAAATATTGGATATTATGCCAGAAGCAGTTACAGAAGCTCCTATAGATAAAGAATACTTAGCAGTGCAATACGACAAGTTAGTGCCATTGTTAATTCAAGCGATTAAAGAATTAAAACAAGAAGTAGAGGAACTTAAACAATGACATT